GGAAGGCTTCGGCCTTGGTAAATGGTGCTATACCCATGCTAAGACAACTGACACTGCTGCAAACAACAAATCAAAGACGCCTGCGGGCGCAAAGCCTTCGGGCAAGCCTTCGGGCAACAAGGGCAAAGCTAAGTCCTCTAACAGCCAACCTGCTAAAGGGAAGGGCAATCAAGGTACCTCAGGGGGTGCCAAGAGCCCCAACAAGAAACAGGCTGGCGGGAAGAAACCTCTGAAGGGAAAGGGGAAGGCCTCGAAGCACCAAGGTGCAACGGGAGTGAACATGTCTGCCACTGGTGCATCATCGGTGGCTACTAAAGGAGGCAAAACCAGTTCACAAAAACCAACACCGTCAACGACGAAACTCCCTTTCAGGGTCACTGAGCAACAATATAAGAGACTCGTGGAACTGTTTGGTAGTGGACTTGATAATCCAACTGACGGTGCCCTCCGTGTTGATGGCCTCTGGGAGTGTCTTCGTCGTCTAGGCGACAAGCACTATGGAGGGGGCCGATGGTTACCCAATCGAGAATGTTTGAAAGGGGAGGAATCCAACCTTTCGTGGACGTCCGAGGCTACGGCCCAGGGCGGAGTTTTCGATGAATGTTCGATCAAGGGCACTCAGATAGTCATGCGTTTCCCGGGGAGCACTGCGCTCTCCAGGGTCTGTCTTGAGCGCCTCTGGAAGAGCAGAGTGGTGGCACACTTTGGCAAACTTTGTTATTACGTCAATCACGACGGTAGCATGCCTGTCCTGCGAACCTACACAGCAGATAGTGCGCTTAGAATCTTTGGCAAGACGATGAGCTACTATGCATGGGGTCAGACATATTATATGGTCGACGCGCCTTTAGTAGAGAATGCAGATCGTGGTGTTACTAGGCAGATGCTTGACGCGACCACTTCGGTGGCCGCTATGGCGTCTAACCTGGTGTTGGGCACCCAGGAGCAAGTTAGTGTTCCTGTTGTAGCTGTGCCTTCGGGCCTTCTGCAAGATCTGTATCCCAAGGCCGCTGGTAGGGAGAGAAACAAAGAACTCCTTCGTTCTCTTGAGAGGTATGCTGCGATAGCCGTCCGTGAATCCGATCTGGTTCACCCCGCTTGTCGAGGGGTTGTAGCGTCGAAACTGGCTTTTCTGGCGCTTACGTATAATGCGGAAGCAGAAATGGAGATGTATCGCACGCATGTACCGGCGGCACTCGGTATTAATGCTGCAGCTGATCGAGCGTGGTCAGGTGGTCGTACAACGCGCGACCACACGACTATGCTCGTATGTGCCTCTTTGGCCTTCATTGCCTGGAGGACTAGGGGCACATGGCAAAAGAAACTGCGCAATGCGGCGACTTTTGTATCGGCTGCTGGCAGCAGACCACAGGAATTCGCTTCCGAGTGGGATGTGCGTTGCGTGTTAGCCAAAGAGTGTTACTGGAGGGGTCGTAAAAGACTGTCGCAATTGTGGGATCAGGTCCGGGTAGCCGGTATCTATCTCTACGGGGCGGCAGGAATGCTACCATCTGGAGTCGTTAGGGCCAGCATTGCCGACATCGTGGTCGGTAACAGTGCTGCCTTGGCTGGCGGGTCTGAGGGCCTGCTGCTAGGGGCAACCTTCATCTCTGCGACAGCTGAAGAGCTGTTCAAGAGGTTGCACCCTGCGGCTGAGATGAGTCTACTGGCAGTCGAAGGCGCGCACCATGGTGTCGGGAGGTATTGGCCTACTTTTCTCGTACATGTTGTATGCACGCGTCTCGGTCTGATTCAGGGCGTGGCATTACACACAGCCTGGAATTGTTACGTGACATCCAGGTTCAAGCGTGAGGTGGGCGCGCAACTAAGCCCGCCTGACGATGTGTGTCTTGACGACACTATACTCCGGTTGAATGAGCCTATTGCTGCTGGCAACACGCTCACTCACCGTGAAGGACTCCCTGTGTGTGGACGATTGCCCTGTCAGAAGCCGGGCAAGTCATGGCACTTCTGTGCTGTGGGTGTGGACACTGTGGAGGTGACCGTTTATCGCTCGTGTGTTTGCAACGAGCGAGCAGCAATCATGTCGCGTGTGACTGCTGTAGACAATGCAGATAATGATGTCTGGGACCACTGGTGGCCCCAGGGTAGAAAGATGGGGATGGTAACCTGTCCTGATTATCAAAAGTGGTTGAATCACCTGCCTAGTCGGGCCAAAGGACTGGTTGAACGTGCATCATCAACATCCGTTTTGGATGGGCACGGCCAGACTATAAAGGCGTTCGTCAAGAGAGAGAAAGCCGTGACGAGTATCAACCACACACTAGTAAAGTCGAACCCCGCCCCCCGCATTATACAGGGACGATCCGTAGATGTCAAGATAGCCACAGGACCTTTCACATGGGCCTATGGTAAACGCTTGTCAGCCGTCTACAACTCCGATGGATTGTTCATGTACACAGGAGGTGCGTCTGCTGAAGAGATAGGCAGATTCAAAGAGCTCGCAGTCGAAAGAGTGGTGGCAGCCTACAACGGCCCACTAACTAAAGACGAATTTCGAGCTCTCCTCCGGTGGGTGGCGGTTGATTGCAAAAGATGGGACAGGTCGGTTGGCCCCGACCCCCTACGGAAACTGAATCAAGAGTACAGAGAAGTGGGAGCTCCGAAGGAGTGTCTAATTGCACTTAAAGGTAGGCATGGAAAGAGGTTTGCAGTTTCTTCGCGTGGATGGCACTTCACACGAACGGCGCAAGTTTCCTCGGGAGACGGTGACACGTCCGGCGGTAACACCAGGGTGCATCTGGTGATGCTGGAAGCGTCAGACGACGCGCTAGCTGCGATGGCAAGTGGCGATGATGCGTTATGCCTTGTAATAACAGGCACCGAGGAGTCCCTGTGCGACCACTACCGGAAAGGTGGTTTCACCCCCGTTTTAGCCAAGGAGGTGGATTTTTGCAGTTCGATATTCTGGCCCACTTCTGATGGGTTGGTTTTGGGCCCCAAGATAGGACGAGTGCTGGGGAAGACATTTTATTGTATGAACCGTTTCGATAGCGGTGACTATTTGCCCTGGTTGCGCGGGGTGTGTCTTTCTCTGAGGACTACTTGTTCTTACGTCCCCATCTTGAGGGTTTTGGTTCCCCGCCTCCTCAGCCTTTGTGGTAGAGGTAAGGTTTGGAGGGAATCCGCACATGAGTACAAGAATTGGGCTAGCACCAGCCATTCGTGTATCGAACAGACCTGGGATTTCGTTATGGATAGATATGGACTTGATGAGTCGGACATTGAGGACATGGAAAACGAAATCGCGCAGGTAACCATTGGTCAATCTCTCGAGGGAGACCGCTGGGTCGCGCTTGTGCAGCGCGACATTGTCGGTGTAGGATGAGCACTGATTGGATGATCGCCGGTTATAGCAGTAATGCCGGAAAACGGGTTTGTGTCCGTATCCTGATTAGCAGCCAACCCCCCTTCATAATAGGTTGGAAATCTACTACTTATCGTAGGCCCAAGTGGGCAAAACGGGG